TTTTCATAAAATTGAGAAATTGAGCTGTTAACTAGTATTACATATAAGTAGTAGTAACTACTAGTACTAAATTTAGTGATAGTAGTAATTAGTAAGTAGTTTGTTAGTTGTTTGTTAGTTGTTTGTTGATTGTTTGTTATTGGTTTGTTAGCAGGTTCTTTTTCATCTTGGTAACATTCATATTTACAGATAGTTACGATAGTATATTGGCTTGTTGATTTAAGTTCAATTTCGTTTGTTTTTTCCAACTTTTTTAAAATTGTTCTAATTGTTTGAATACTTATTCCTGTAGCATTTGAAATATTACCTAAGGAAGAAATAAACTGGCCTCTTTTTATATCGATCCCTTGCCATTGTCCATTTTTATGGTTTGCTTTTAGCAGCATATATAAAAATAAATGTACTGCTTCAGATTTATTAAACCATTCCCAATCTAAAAATTTTCTATGTATTTTAATCCAACCGCTCATAATATTTTAATGATTTAAGTTATTGTAATTTAAGTACTGATTATTTTTTAACCGGCATTGAATAATTGAGAGCTCATTCATTGATTTACAGTTAAGAATATCATCTATTAAATTACGTTGATGGAAAACTATTTCTATTCCAGCAAATTCTTTTTGAAGTTCCATTGTATCTAATAAATATAATTCATCTTTTTGTCTTTCATAAAAGTCGGCCATTGCCATTCCATATAAAATGGTCGAATGGTTAAGGTTAAACATCTCGCCTATTCGCTTGTATATTATTCCGTGTTTACGCAAGATTCCAAATAAAAACCATCTCCTGTGGACTAAATATCTGTATCTGGATTTTTCTTTTAAATTTTGCTCTTCTATTATTTGCTCTATTCTATTAATCATAATGTTTCTACTTTTAATATTAATTGTGGCCACATAGCCATTTGCATTATTGCGTGTTCTCTATCCAGGGCTTCTAGTATTCTGACAGCTATTCTTTTTTTACCACCATCAAAATAGTTGTAAGTTACTTTATATCTTTTCATTGTTTTGTTTTATTTGGTTAGTATCCTGTGAGCTCAAATAATCTAAGTAAAGTTGTAAATTAAAACTCCCCCCTTTGTCTCCCTCACTCTTTTTGTTCTTCCACCAATCCATTTTTGCCTGTAGGCTAAAATTAGTAGGTACCGGTGCTATGTTATCTGTCATCTCTATCGTTATTTAGGTCGTTATAATAATCTTTGTTGTCTTCTTCCCATTGACATACATCAAATCGCTCCGGGTCTTCCAAAATGCTGTCTTCGATAGCTGTTATTATTTCTTTTAGCTCATCTTTATTAGGAGTGAAGGGATGGCATACATTATTATACCACTGCTCACCCTTCTCTAGGGACACATCTACTATACATTCATTAGTTTCAGGATCAAATGAGACAAAGTTCCATTCAAAATCTAATATAAATTCAATACGTCCTACCTCATACCATAAGGATGCTGTATATTTTTCTACTTGTAAATCATCTGCTAAATTCATTTTAAAGCGTTTTAAAGGTTAGTAATATAAGCTAAGGTGTAAATACTTACCCAAAACAATATAAATACAACAGAGGTGCTTAAAATGTCCCTGTGCTGATCTGTTAATGGAGTAAAGTAATAGATTAAATCGGTTAGTTTCTTTTTCATAATTTAGTTTTTAAAAATGTTAAATGCCGTTTCTATTTCTTTTAGGTTTTCATCTGGAATAAATGTTGCCATTGTTTGAATAATTAAATGTAATTGGTAAGTAGTTAATTCGTTTGCTTTTTGTTGTTCTTCTAAGAAGTAAAGGGTTTCGATAAAATTTTTCATAGTTCAGTAATTTCAAATGTGGTTAAATCATTGTCACTAATTCCGGCCATTAATTTGTGAGCGTAAATTGTGGCATCTTCCAGGTCTACTGCCGTTACAATACTTGTCCATAAATCTTTTTTGTTTTCATCTTGAAATTCGATCCTGTAATCTTTTGATGTGTTTAAATTTTTCATTTTGTTTAATTTTTAATTAGTTAGTAATTATCGGTAAATATAAAGCGTATTATTTTAACTAAAAAACTTTTATTGACATTTTTTTTAAATAATTAACTATTTATACTGATTATAAATAAGGAAATTTAATTAATGGCGGTGATTTATACTTAATTTACCCTTATGTAAAGGAATAGCCTTAATTTATACATAAGGAATAAGGATATAACCTTAAATATACTTGACAAAAAGCGGTTAAAATGTTAGTTATATTATACATTATGCCATTATTCTAGTTATTATGTTGGATATAACCGTCTTTACAAATCTACGGTAGTAGTTTTCTTTTACCGTCAAATTGTGTCACAAATCTTTGTATAATTAAGACAAAAAAAACCCCCTACCAAACTAACCAAAGATGTAGGGGGTTTCACTAACCAATAAACTTATAGCAAAGCTACGAAATATTTTTCTTTATTATTCTATCTTTTACCCAATCTTGATAAGTATTATTATTTATTTTAAAATATTTACTGCAAGGTTTACAATTTAGCCAATGGTGTATAGTTCCGGCTGTTGTAGTTACTTTTTTATTATATCTTACATTTACATTACCACATTGAGGACAATTGTATTTATCACCTCCTCTTAATACAGCATAATTGACCTTAGATTGAGTGTAAACATTAAGCTTATCAAATACAGCCTGTAATACTTTTACATCCATTTGGCAATAAGCCACCATCTTAGCCATTGCTTCAGGTGATTTCTTAAAAACAATATCTTTCCAAAGGTCTAAGCCTCCTGTATCCATCTTAGCACCAACTCCTAGAAACTTAGCAATATAATCTAGTTTATTTGAGTTAAAATTAAAATACCTTTTTGCTTCTTTTAATGTATCAATTGTGTTATAAACAGGAGGCATTGCTAATCCGTGAAATATGCACCTTGTTCTAAGCCATTTCATATCAAAACGATCCCCATTGTGAGCCACAATCTCATTCGCCTGAGCCATAACCTTTAAGAATTTCTTAAGCATTGCTTTATCAGATTGCTTTGAGTCCCATTGTAAACTATGTACTTCCTCCTCTGCTTCCCATTTATAGCAAATGCATATAATAGCTCTTTCGTGTATTATATCTCCAGGATTAATATTTAAGTTATAACCACTTCTCCAAAATATTCCAACATTAAAACTAGTCTCAATATCAAAAAATAATCTGTTTCTAGTCATTTAAATGGATTGTATAGTTTGTCTATTAATCGCAAGATAAAAAACAAAGCTACACCACATCCAAATCCCCAAAAGAATAACCTCCAATTAGTTTTAGACTTTTGTATCTTAGCTTCCTTATATATGTATTTATATTTTAACACATCCTGCTTAAGTACTTTTGTTTTATAACGGTATTCTATTCTTGTTTGCCATCTGGTCTTAGGCATCTCTAGGATTTGAATAATAGTATCCTTAGTTGTTATGAATTTCTCCCAAACTATAGTATCATTTTTAAAAACTGCTATACTATCTATAGTATTAATTTTGATAGTATCATTAGATATACTTAAGCCAAATTTAACAGCTTTCTTATAGTGATATTGTGCTTTTTTAGCATCTGAGCAGGAGCCTAACAGGCATAGTGCTATAATTGGTAGTATGTATCTCATAAATTCTCTAGCATTGCTATCATTCGTGGGCAAGGATATATATCGCTTTTATCGTGACGTACGCTATTATGTGTAAATATTCCCGGCTCTCCTCTTAAGGCTCTTTTGTCTATTCCAAAGATACTAGTAAAATAATCTCTAGGTATTTTATACTGATCACAAAGGTAAACTAGAAGCTGTCGGGTAGACTCTATTTGAGCATCTGTGTACATTTGCCAGTAGATGTGCCCTTTGTATGGTTTATCTAAGATAGTTAGCTGAGTGTAATCTACTTTACCACCTACATAGTTATAGTAATAACCGTTCTTTTTAGTTAGTGGCCCATAGTTACAGATCTCTATTCCTATAGATAATCTATCCAGGCTCCTGTAAGTTACTCCTGCCTCTTCAAATACTTCCTGTTTAAGGCCTAAGTGATAAGCCCAATTTTTGGAGCTGAAACATTGTACTATTGTGCCCTTGGAACCAATGATAAAAGCAGTGGCTACCCTTCCTACTTGCTGATTAAAAAAGTTAGCTACAGATACTGCATCTGGTCCACCTGCTGTGTGGTGTAAGTAAATTTGTCTCTTATCTGTGAGCTCATCTACATACTGATCTTTAGATAGTCTCTGTTGTACTATTCTGCTTATATCTAACTCCATCTATATCTTGTTTAATTTCTTTTGATCTCCTAAGTAACTGCTTGAAAGCTGACCATATATCTATGCCTTTTACAGCCTTGTAATTTTCTGATATAGATAGTGTCTCGATGCTTACAAGGACTAATGATAATATCTTAGTTAACATCAAAGGCACTGAAAAGAATTTCATAATTATATCATTTAGAATCCAATAATCTATTAAATAGAATCCGATTACTGCTACTTCATATAAAAATAATTTTGATACAATAGCCGAAAGTTTTCTAGATGTAATTTTTATCTTTAGTTTTTTAGCTTTCCATATTCCTGTAAGTGTATCTAAAATAATAGCAAAACCAATCAAAAATAATATGCCTGAAATTGGCAAAAAGAAAGCACCAATAACAGCTAATAGCTGTACCATTGATTGTTTAATTGATGCTAATAAGATGGCTAATTGTAGTCTCATAGTATTAAGATAGCGTTGTTATATCCGTTTTCTAAGAAATTGCCACATAAACCGGTACATACATTTTGATATTGATTAATACAGCTACAGTTGTTAAACATAGGCCGTAAATCAGTATCTAAGTTAGTGGTAGAAATAAACAGAGGTAAAAGGATTCTATTTACTAGTAGCCATCTAATAAGTCTTTGCTCAAAAAAGCTAGCCTTCTGTGCATAGTGCTCCATACCAAAAGCTACTTCATTCCGAGATACACTTGCTGAATAGTCACCGGACTGTGTTTGAAGTCCTTTGTTCTTAAGTTGGTAGGTTAATCCAAAAACCGCATCCTCAGCACTTCTCCAAGCAATTACAGGTTGAATAAATTCTACCAAATCAATCTCATCAGGCGTCAATAAAGTATTATTGTATTGAGCTAATAAGTAATTGTAAAAAGTGGTTCCTAAGATAGGTTGTATTCTAAGAGCTGCTTGAGTAGCAATATAAGGTGTTACATCAGTTACATCTACATTTGCAGTAATAGGAGTATTTACTTTTAAATAAGTTTCTGTTATAAAATATAGCATTATGCAGGTGTATTATTAAGTGTTGGTAAATCAGCTAAGGCTCTTATTTCATCCGGCGTCATATTATCTAATATTTTTTGAGCTATAGTAGGGTGCATAGCACTTATTAAATTATTTATTCTTGAAGCGTCTCCTTCTAATTCTACTATAGACTCATCTATTACTTGGAAATTATTAATTGTAAATTCGGCCGGTATCTTTGAGATAGTTAATAATTGATTAAAAATATGCTCTATGCATCCTCTTAACTCCATTACTACATTCTTTTCAA